GGCAGGACTTCTAAAGAACAGGGATTTCAATTTCCTAAGTTGCGATTGGGTAATTTAGAAGCGCGTAGAGATTGGGGGCATGCTCAAGATTATGTTGAAGCTATGTATCTCATGACTCAACAAGAAGAGCCTAAAGATTATGTTATTGCTACTGGCACTACCCATTCCATTCGAGACTTACTTGATGCAGCATTTAAATATATTGATATATATGAATGGGAAAAATTTATTGTGATAGATCCTAAGTTCTATAGACCTGCCGAAGTTGAATATCTTCAAGGTCTACCTACTGATGCAATTGAATCATTGGGATGGAAACCTCAAAGAACTTTTGAAGAATTAGTCAAAACCATGGTGGAACACGATATAAATGAGTCGCAGAAATTGGAATGATCCAGCATATGCTCAATGGCGAAAGGATATAAGGTCACGCGATAAAGGTGTGTGTCGGTGGCCCGGATGTAACTCTAAAAAAAGACTGGAGGTGCATCATATTAAAAAATGGCAAAATAATCCGGCTTTGCGTTATTCTATTAATAATGGTATTACTTTGTGTAAGCTCTGTCATCAGAGGATTAAGGGCAATGAAGAAAACTTTGAAATCTTTTTTCTCAAGCTCTTAGAGTGGGGTGCTAGACAATGAGTAGATTTACCGTTATTAGAGATACGCGAGAGAAAGAGGGTCATGGATGGTGGTTTGACGAAAACGCTTATTGTATAGGTACTGAGAAGACTAAATTAGATATTGGTGATTATAGTATAAAAGATAAAGAGCATATATTGTGTATAGAAAGAAAGGAATCGGTTTCCGAGTTAGCTGGAAACTGTGGGGAGAAAAGGTTTTTGCGAGAATTAAAAGCAATGGCCTCTTTTCCTCACGCCTTTCTTCTATTGGAGTTTGGGTGGCATCAAATAGAACAATACCCTGTGGGTTCTACAGTTCCCAAATCCAAGTGGAAAGATATACGAATTAAGGGCAAATATATTATGAGAGTGCTGACTAGCGCGCAGATTGAGCAGGGGATTCATGTTATAGCGTGTGGAGATAGTAAACGAGCTGAAGAGATAGCCTTTAGAATAATGAGACATGTTAATGACTTATAATGTTGAAACCGCTGAACACGCTTGGCTTAATGTAAAAAACACAGATTTAAAGGAAATAAAAAATCCTTTAAAAGATCTTACGCAAAAGCAAAAGGACAGTTTACATCTTCATGTTCTATCATTAATGCGTAAGCCCGAGTATTTTCAATGGACTGTTAAAAAGTTATTGAATATTGAACTATTACCAGAACAAGTAGTTATATTGCAAGAGCTGTGGACGCGAGCATTTCCTATGTATATTGCATCGCGTGGTTTTGGTAAATCATTCTTACTTGCAGTATATGCAATCTTAAAATGCACTCTCATTCCCGGTTCTAAAATAGTCATTGTTGGTGCTGCGTTTAGACAGAGTAAAGTTATTTTTGAATATATGGATACTATATGGCGTAATGCTCCAATTTTGCAAAGTATTTGTACTGATAGTAGCGGCCCTCGTCGAGACGTAGATAGATGTACTATGCGTATCAATGATAGTTGGGCGATGGCTGTGCCTTTAGGCGATGGAAGTAAGATTAGAGGTTTGCGTGCGCATACAATTATTGCAGACGAATTCAATTCTATTCCTGTAGAAATTTATGAAACGGTTGTTTCTGGTTTTGCTGCCGTATCTGCGAATCCTACCCAAAATGTTAAACAGGCGGCTCGTAGAAAGGTGCTTCAAGCTAAAGGTGAATGGAATGAAGATATGGAGGATGATTATAAAGAGCGTCAAGCAAACCAGTCTATTATTTCTGGAACATGTGGATATGGTTTTGAACACTTTGCATCTTATTGGAAGAAATATAAATCTACAATCTTAACTAGGGGTGATTTTAAAAAAGCAGCTGATGATGCGGGAGATGATATAGAAAAACTTCCTGAATATATGAAGCGTCTTGATTGGAAAGCATTTTCTATTATGCGCATACCATATGAGCTTATTCCAGAAGGGTTTATGGATGGACAGCAGGTAGCGCGAGCTAGAGCAACTATGCATAATGGTATATACCAGATGGAGTATGGTGCTTGCTTTACATCAGATAGTCAAGGGTTCTTTAAAAGAAGTTTAATCGAAGGCTGCGTTGCACATGATCGTAATTGCGAGTCTCAGGGATGGCCTGCATGGTGCGATACTCCGTTTGATCCCCTTACTCGTGGTAATCCAAACGTAAAATATGTATTTGGTATAGATCCTGCCTCTGAACAAGATAATTTTGCATTGATTATTATTGAAATTCACCCAGAACACCACAGATTAGTTTATAGTTGGACAACCAACAAGAAAGACTTTCAAAGTCGAAAAAGAATTGGTCTTACTGATGATAACGATTATTATAGCTTTTGTTGTAGAAAGATTAGAGAGCTTTATAAAGTATTTCCTTGTGCTAGAATAGGAATCGATGCTCAAGGTGGGGGTTTTGCTATAGCAGAAGGTTTGCGTGATAGTGATAAGTTACATGAGGGTGAAAGGCCAATATTGCCGATTATAGATGACAAAAAGCCACAGGATACTGATCAGATTGCTGGAGATCATATTGTAGAATTGGTTAATTTTGCAAAAGCCGAGTGGACCTCTCAAGCTAATCATGGACTTAGAAAAGACATGGAAGATAAAGTCTTGTTATTCCCCAGATTTGATACTTTAAGTCTAAGCCTAATGAGTGAAAAAGATAAAATCTCTTTTAAACAGCTCAAAGATCGAGTAGGAGAGTCTAATGCTTTAAGACTATATGATACATTAGAAGATGCTGTTATGGAGATTGAGGAATTAAAGAATGAATTAGTAACGGTAGTTGTTTCTGTTACTTCTGGAGGTAGAGAAAGATTCGATACTCCTGAAATTAAGATGGATACTGGTAAAAAAGGACGTATGAGAAAGGATAGATATAGTGCATTGGTTATTGCAAATATGATAGCACGACAGGCTCAACGAGAAATACCCGCTCCTACATATAGTAACATTGGGACGATTATCAAACCCGGAGACTTTCAAATGAACCCTTCAAACAAAATGTATGTAGGACAGGAATGGGCGGCGGATATGAACAAAAATACGTGTTTTGCAATTCACAGAAAATAACTTAGTTGGTGTAAAATACAATAGGTATTGTTTTCAATTCAATTACTATTACTTCTATAGGAAACAAAAGTGGCAAAAAAACCTTCACCAAACGCTAAAGTCAATTTCCCCGCAGATGGTCCCGCTTATGTTAGTTGGGATGGTACAAAAGCCGAACGAAATGACTCTTTGAAAGTGTATACCAACGCTATTCAGGAGGCTGCAACGGCATCTTCTTACTCATCTCGTAATCGCAATTTTTCTGACTTAACCACGTATATGAGTGGTAAGCCCGGATTGCGAGATTCGGATTATGACTATTTTCGTCCTGATCAGAGGGTTCCAGAAAAACATAAAGATATAATTGCTTTTGCCAGAGCTGCTTATAGAAGAATAGGATTAATTAGAAACTCTATCGATCTTATGGGAGATTTTGCTTGCCAAGGCGTTCGCTTAGTTCATCAAAATAAGCGCGTGGAAAAGTTTTATAACGATTGGTTTACAAGGGTTCGAGGGAAAGAAACCTCGGAGCGTTTATGCAATCTGTTATTTAGAGAGGCTAATGTTCCCATAAGAATGCGCACTGCTAAGATTAACAAACAGAAGAGATTGGAAATGCAACGTTCGGTTGCCTCTCCCGATATGAATGCAGATATTAAAATTTCCAATTTTTCTAAAGGCGAAATTCCTTGGCAGTATTCTTTTATTGATCCTTTAACCGTGGAAGTGGTTGGAGGACCAATTGCTTCTATGACTGGTAATAGAAGATATGTAATTAAACTTCCGACCAATATTTCGAATATGATTAGAAAGTTGCGTAATTCTACCAATGCTCAAGAACGAGCATTACTAGAACAAATACCAACAGAAATTTTACAGGCAGCAGAAAATAACCAGAGTGTTTTACTCCCTCCCGATAAAACTTTTGTTTATTTTTATAAAAAGGATGATTGGCAAGAATGGGCAGATCCTATGACCTATGCTTGTTTTAATGATCTTATTTTATACGAGAGATTAAAGCTAGCCGACAAGACAGCTTTAGATGGTGCAATATCTAAGATTCGTATTTTTAAACTAGGTAGTTTAGACCACAAACTTGCACCTACTCCCGCTGCTGCTTCTGCTTTACAGTCTATTTTAGGAGCTAACGTTGGTGGAGGAACCACCGATATTGTATGGGGTCCAGATATTGAGTTGCTTGAAACCGGAACAGATATTCAAAGATTCTTAGGAGAAGAAAAGTATCGTCCAACCCTCATGGCTATATATGCATGTTTAGGTATTCCTCCAACTCTAACAGGCACTTTTGGTGCGAGTGGAACCACGAATAACTTTATTTCTTTAAAAACTTTAACTGAGAGATTGAGCTATGTTCGTAATACTGTATTAGAATTTTGGAATCATCAAATTAAAATAGTGCAGGAGGCTATGGGTTTTAGGTTCCCAGCGCAGGTAGAATTTGACTTTATGTATCTTGACGATCCTACGGCTATGAGTAATCTATTGCTAGCAATGGCTGATCGTAATATTGTTAGTGATGAGTTTGTTCAAAGACACATTAAAGCTAAACCCGATATTGAACAAAGACGGGTGCTGTCTGAAAACAAGGCTAGAGATACTAAAAATCTTGAAAAGGTTAGTCCTTATCATGCTGTTGATAAAGATTACGGTTTGGAAAAAATTGCTTTACAGACTGGTGTTGTTTCTCCAAGTCAGGTTGGTGTTAAGCTCAAAGATAAAGATGGAGATCAGTCGGCATTGGAGTTAAGAAGACCAAAAGAAACTACGCCTTCTCCACCCACTGATCAAGAAGACAATCCCGGACAACCGGGACGACCTAAAAACTCAAGGGATATCGAACCTAGAAAGCAAAAAGAATTTAAACCCAAAATTAAAGCATCTGTAGAGCTATGGGCCAAGGATGCGCAATCTAAAATATCTGAATTTTTAAATCCGGGAATTCTTAAACAATTTAATAAAAAGAACATGAGAAGTCTTACCGCTGAAGAATATAATCAAGCTGAACAGATTAAATTTTCTGTTTTATATACTTTAGATTATCTTGAACCGATTACAGAAGAGGTGCTTCAGACGGTATTGGCACAAAAGTTGTCAAATGGTGTAATTGAGAGGTGTGAAGAATGGATTTCTAACGCTAAAGTCGATATTAATAGAAAACTTAGTATCGAAGAGATTAGAAATATACGTGCTTCTTTCTACGCTGAACATTATATTGCTGAAGGCAAATTTGCTTATAAAGATATAATGACCGGTGAAATATACTATTACTCCCGCAGAGGTGTATATAGAAAAAACGGTAGATTATTAGTGTTTGTTCAAAATCCATAGGATATGCTATGAGTAATAAAATACAAGTTTATGAAGCCGAAAAAAATGCCGGTTTAGAAGATGTTATTGTAGCTAATGCGTCAATAGCTTACGAGACACCGGCTTTGAGTAACCCCAAGTTGTTGGTTAATAGCTCGAAAGATATTCGGGATGCAATTTTACCAGAACCTTTCACGAAAGCCGCGCAAGATGACCCAGATATTCATCATGTGTACTCAATTTTAGTTTCAACGACGTGGAACAAAAATGACGATGTTTTCGACAAGGCCGAAGTGTGGACTGCTAAAAATACCCCTAAATTTAAGCCTACCAATCTAGAACACGATGAAAAACAGATTGTTGGTGGGATTATTGATAACTGGGTTGTAGATGATAATTTTGAATTAATTGCAGAAAATTCAGAACTTAATGATCTTCCAGATCACTATCATATATTAGTAGCCTCTGTTATTTATAAGCAATGGCAAGATCCGACATATCGTCAACGCGCTTTGGACCTTATTCAACAGATTGAGGCTAATCAAAAATATGTTTCCATGGAATGTGTTTTTAATGGTTTTGATTATGCGGTGATTGGACCTGATAATAAACATCATGTTATTGCTAGAAATAATGAAACCGCATTTTTAACACAACATCTGAGAGCGTATGGAGGAACAGGTTCTTATCAAGAACATCAGGTAGGCAGACTTCTTAGGAATATAACATTTAGTGGTAAAGGCTTTGTCGATAGACCTGCTAATCCAGAAAGTGTTATTTTTGATAAAAATAAAGTATTTGAATTTAATAATGCTTCAATTTCTTCCGAAAATACCCTTTTTACTAAAAATGGTGTACTAACAAAAGTAGACAACTACAATCATTCTGATTTACAGGAGAGTACTAATATGTCTAATGAAATTTTAAGTGATCAAATCGCTGATTTGAAAGCTGCTCTTGATTCTGCGCAAGCAGAAAACAAAGAATTAGCTGATAAACTCGCAGAAGCTAATGTCGAAAAATATGAGCAGAGTATCAAAGAGCAATCTGAACAGCTCGCTGTTCGAGCTGAAGAAGTCGAAACTTTAACTACGGAATTAGAAACTTCTCAAAAAAGCGTTTCTGATTTAACCGCTTCTCTTGAAGAGGCAAAGGAAGCATGTGCAAAATTTGAGAGCCAAATCGCAGAGATGGAAGCTACTGAAAAAGCACGCGCTCGTAAAACTATGCTTATTGAAGCTGGTTTGACTGATGAAGAAGCTGAAGCCAAAATGGAGACATTTGGTGATCTTTCGGACGAGCAGTTCACTGCCTTGTCTGAAACTTTAGCTGGATACACTTCTAAGAAAAAAGAAGAAGAAGAAGAAGACACAGAGGCTGCTGTTGAAACTGAAGAGATTCAAGACACTGAAGCTGCTGAAGAAGTCGAAGAAGTAGAAGCTAAGGTTGACGAAGAGGTTTTGGAAACTGTACAGGCCGAAGAAGCTGCGCCGCTTTCTGTTGAATCAGATGCTGCTATTGCCTCAGACGAAGGCTTGGAAGTAGTTCGTGCCGGTCTTCAAGACTGGGTACAAACCGTTATTTTAGACAACAATAATTAATTAATCGGGAGAGATAAAATGGCTTTGAGACCAGATAGAAATGAAGTTGTAACCGATATCAGCTTTTTCATGAATGATGCTGCTGAGAGAGGTGTGATTGTTACGGCGAGCACGCAGGGCTCAGGAGCAGCGATGGATGATTCCACCGCGCTTGTTAAGAAAGCTACTGCCACAAATGAGAAACCCGTTGGCTTGTTATTAAATGACGTTGTTGATCTTGACCTTACTCGTCAGCATATCAATTATGCAAAAGACGAAGTACAAAAAGGTGGCAAGGTTGCTGTGTTGCGAGTGGGTACTGTTGTAACTGATCAAATTTCAGGAACAATTACAATGGGTGATCCGGCTCACTTTATGTCTGATGGCACATTGGCTTCTGCTACGGCTAGCAGCACTAGTGCTGTTGTTGGTCGTTGGCTGTCGAAGGCAGATGCTGACGGTTATGCTAAAGTTGCAATTAATATAGTTTAATAATATATATCTAAAGGGAGAGTATAATATGTCTACTAAAAAGTATTTTGAACCCACTCCAGAAATGAATGACCTTCTCACTAGAGCAGGATCAATGAACAGGGAGGAATCTCTTGGCGCAACTCGTGAGTTGGCTAAGGCTCTTGAACTTCCTCTTCGTAAGGGCGTTATGAGTGGAGATATTCTTGATGGTATTTTTGAGCCCATTACATTGGCTCCGGGTGCCACATCAGAATTTCCTCTTGATTTCTTAGCCCCCGGTACTGAGAAGGAATTTGTTGCTTACACGATTCCTAATCATGGTCGTATTCCTGAGCGACATGTTGAAGGTGATTATGTCATGGTTCCAACGTATGATGTTGGCGCATCGATTGACTTCTTACTTAAATATGCCCGTGATGCAAGATGGGATGTTGTAGGGCGTGCTATGGATGTCCTTCAAGGTCAGTTCACTAAGAAAATGAACGACGATGGATGGCACACCCTTATCTCCGCTGGCGCTGACCGTAATGTCATGATTTATGATGCTGACGCTACAGATGGTCAGTTTAGCAAGAGACTGGTTTCTCTTATGAAAGTTGTCATGAGAAGAAACGGAGGAGGAAATTCCACTTCGGTTAATCGTGGTGAGTTGACAGATCTTTACATCAGCCCCGAAGGTATCGAAGATATTCGAAACTGGGGTGTTGATGAAGTTGATCCTACTACTCGACGCGAACTTATTGTTAGTGATAGCGGATTAGTAACGCGAATCTTTAACGTTAATCTTCACACGTTGGATGAGCTTGGTGAAAGTCAAGAATACCAGAATTTCTATACCGATGATCTTTCTGGTTCTTTCCCCGGTTCGAAGACAGAATTGGTCGTTGGCCTTGACCTTCGTAACCAAGATAGTTTCGTGATGCCGGTTCGCGCCCCTGTAGAAATCTTTGAAGACGAGACCCTTCATCGTCAACGAAGAGCGGGTATGTATGGATGGGGTGAGCATGGTTTTGCTGCTCTTGATACTCGACGAGTTTTATTGGGCGCATTCTAAAGCTAGACTACAATAAAATTTACTAACGGGATATTTATCCGGTGGTGGCACTCGCTGCCACCGGATTTTTTCTTACACCAACTCGAAAGGATGGATATGGCTACTTTTTGTGTAGAAATTCCAGATGCAGACATAGAGCGTATATTGACTGCGGTATGTGCTAATTATAACTATAATGCACAAATTTCAGATCCTGATTCTGATGACCCTAATGCAACTATTGATAATCCTCAAACGACTTATCAGTTTGCAAATGAGCAAGTGCGTAAATATTTAATAGAAAATACTGTGGCTTATGAAGCTAAACAAGCTCGACAGGCAGCTTTAAACACCTTAAGCGATCCACCACAAATTACAGACCCTGCAATATAATTATACTGTTTTTAAAAATAAAGGAATTTGTCAATGGCGCTTTGGTCAAACGTAGCTCGTGATCATATAGAAATAGTTTATCTGGATCGTGCTAAGGAAACTAGCACTACTAGTGGTTCTGGAACCATTTTAAACCTAAATGGTGCGGTTCAAGGCTTTCAGGCATTATCTGGGATTGGTAGCGGTGACTTTATTCCCTATCAGGACGGGTTTGATTATTGTGTAGATGCGCTTGGTAATCCTACGTCGTTGCACTATGCTAGTAAGGGCAATTGTGGGGTTACTCAACAGTGGGATAGTGGTACGGTTTTGAATTTTAAGGGCTATGGATTTTTTACACCTACGGTGGAGGAAACTACCGAAACCAAAGACTCGCCTTATAGCTTTCCTACCGGCACTACACAGCAATTTCCCTTATGGAGTGGAGATAATCCGGGTGCAAGATGTTTTGTTACTGGTCAAAGAGGGATAGGTACGTTTGAGGAATATTATACACAGATTATAGAAGATGATGGCACACCTGAGATTACTCCAATAACTGGATTGGTAGAAGGTGGAGGTCTTGGTGGTAATTTAGAGGGTGCTAGCATTACGGGTCATGGAGCATATTGGCCACCAAAGTATAGTTATTATACCATTGAGGAAGGTGAAGAATGGGAAGTGGGATTAGGTTATTATAAACCTTGGTCGGGGGTTGGTACTGGATCAGTTCAGGTTAATCAATGGGTAAGAGACACTGTGCTCGACAGTACAGTAACTATACCAAATGTTTTAAGAAACTGCTTAAATCAACCTACCGGTACAGGCTATATACCCGGAAGAATCGATCTTCAAGGAAATTCTACTATTTTCCTAACTCTACCTGCTCAAAAAATAAGTTCATTAAGTTCTGGTAATCAATTAGGATTGGGTACGACGACTGATCCGCAGTATACGCTAGATGTTGGTGGCACTGCCAATGCTGCTACACTTCGAGTTACACCCACAGATACAGATACGGCCCCTTTAGAAATTAAAGGCGCTTCTAATGTTGCTATTACTTGGTCTGATGGTACAAAACAAAATACTTCTCCTACTGGAGATATCTCTATTGTTTCTGGAATGGCAACTCCGGGAGGAGTTAATCACGATATACAATTTAATAGTAGTGGAGAAATTTCCGCAGCATCAGGTCTTCAGTTTTATGCCTCTGGAGAGGGTGGTTTAAATTATCCCGTATTGGTATTTAGTGGAAATCCAGTTTCTAGTATAGATCATAAAAATTTAGATAGCACCATCACTATTGGAACTGGTATTAATGCGTCAAACACTTCTACTGTTATTGGCGATGGAGCAGGAAGTCTGAGAAGTTCTCCTGACGCTGTTTTTGTAGGTTTTAATGCACAAAGTCCTACAGGTTCAACATTAACTGGTCCTATTGGTATAGGCGTCAATACTAGAACTAGTAGCGAATCTGTTGTAGTAGGATATATGCAGGCTGGAATAACAGGAAACGGAGGTAGTAAAGGTGTGGCTGTGGGTGCTAGAAGCTTGGAAAATATTGATGGAACATATAATATTGGTTTAGGATATAACGCAGGAATTAATGCGACATCAAATGCTGATAATACAGTTGTGATTGGTGCTCAATCTTATTTGCGAGGAGATAATTCTGTTGGACTAGGCTACGCAGCAAATAGCAACGGTATAGCCGTAAACTCCTATAATAATGTTGCTATTGGGTATAATAGTGCTGCTGGTACACATGGTATTGCAATTGGATATAGCTCTCGATGTCCTACGAATTCGTATGTCTTGTCTAGTGGTATTAACACAAGCGATATAGGTATTTCCGGTTCGTTTGGATCTCAGTTGTATGTTAATGGTAAGTTAGGTATCAACCAAGCTAGTCCTAATGGAATGCTTGAGGTAGTTAATAATTCTTCTTCACAAATTGCTTCTATTGTACAGGGTGCGTCTAGTCAAACAGCTAATCTTACTGAATGGCAGAATAATTCTGAAAGTATTTTAGCAAAGATAGACAAGGATGGAGATGCTACTTTTAAAGATATAACTTCTACTGGCAATATAAATATTAGCGGAATAGCTAATGTTACTGGTTTAATAACAACTGCTACCGGAATCGTACTTCAGCGTAATACTCCAGCGGTTACAACAGATAAGCTTTATAATGTTGGTGGAGTGTTATACTTTAATGGTTCTGGAGTCAATGGTGCTGGTGGTGGTGGAACTAGCTATACTGCTGGAAGTGGTCTTCAATTAAATGGAACAACGTTTGATGCTTTAACGGCTACTACTTCTGCTAGCGGTATAATACAATTACAAGATTCCGCTACTGATGGAACAACAAATAGAGCAATCACTCCAAATGCTGTATATGATATCTCTGGAGTGTTGGCGGCGGACGTGGCAAGTACCGGCACAACCAACGCTGCCGCTATCACAACGAACACCACCAATATTGCGTCTACCGGAGCGACCAACGCTGCTAACATTACAACGGTTTCTGGTTTGACCGTTACTAACACAAGCAATATTGCATCGACTGGTGCCACGAATGCTGCCGCTATCACAACGAACACCACCAATATTGCGTCTACTGGTACGACGAACGCTGCTAACATTGCCACGGTTTCTGGTTTAATTCCAACCTATACTGCTGGAACTGGCCTCACTCTAGTTGGAACAGAATTCAATACTGCGGGTACTGGTTATTTTGACTCTGTTGCTATTGCAACGGACGGATATATTTATCACAGTGGAGATACTGATACGTATATTCAATTTACGAATGATGAGATTCAGATAGCTGCCGGTGGAAGAACATATATAAAAATAGAAGAAGATAGTGTTGATAAACTCATACTTAATCATAGTGCTTTAGATATCGATTTGCAAGTCAAAGGTGACAATGATGCTAATCTAATAAGAACAGATGCTGCAAACGATAGGATTGGTATTGGCAAATCTGATCCTGATTATAAATTAGATGTTAATGGCGTTGGTAATTTTGATAGTGGTATATTAAGTACTGGTTTGATAACTGCCGCTACGGGCATTACACTTCAGCGTAACACCCCAGCAACCACTACTGATAAGTTGTATAATGTTGGTGGGGCTCTGTATTTCAATGGTTCTGCTGTTGATGGCGATACCACATATACTGCTAGTACTGGCCTAACTCTTGTTGGAACACAATTTAGTACTTCTGGTACTGGTTTGTTTAGCCATATTGAATTTGGTGAAGATGCTGGTAGTGCAACCACACCAATTCGTATTGGTAATTCTGTTGGTGGTAGTGATTATTCTATTGCGATTGGCTATAAGGCTCTTGAAGATATTGCTACTACATCAACAACTAATATTGGTTTAGGATATTCGGCTGGAGATGGGCTAGAGGCAGCTAGTGTTAACAACGTGATGATTGGTGGTTCGGCTGGAGCTGCTGGTTCAGGTGATAGGAATATAGTACTTGGCACTTTTGCTGGGTCTACCCAAAAGGGTGACGACAACATTTCTATGGGCTTTGGTGCTGGATCACTTGCGGTTGGAGATAAAAACATATATATAGGTTATGGTGCAGGGTATGGGGTAGATACTGGTTCAAATAATATCGATATTAATGTTGGTTCTACCTCTACCACACATATGGATGGTTTAGATAGTAAATTAAACATACATGATATCATTCGTGGTGATGCATCTACTAATAGAATAGTTATAGGTGGTAATCTTGCTGCGGGAGATTATACCCCCGATGCCACACTTGAAATCAAACCTAAAGAACACACAGACATTGGTCTTATCGTACAGGGTGATGCGAGTCACTCAGCTAATCTTACGGAATGGCAAAATAGTTCTGAAGGTATTAGAGCCTATGTTGCGGCTGATGGGTCTATTGCTACTAGTGGAACAGTTAGTGCTACTGGTGGAATACTTATAGATGAGAGTGCTAGGATACTTTGGAGCGATGATTCTGTTAGAATCGGTACAGATGCAGGTGACGGTGCTGGGGGTGATTATGATGTTATGATAGGCTATCAGGCAGGTAAGGACTCAGATGGTGATCATAATATCAGTCTAGGATATCAAGCTGGTTATAGCATGTCTGCTACATCCGATTATAATCTATGCTTAGGTCGTAACGCAGGAAGAAGTGCTGACGGTGATTTCAATGTTTTCTTGGGTACGCACGCAGGCTATGACTCAGATGGAACTAGAAATATATATATTGGCTATCAAGCTGGTTTTGAAGCAGATCCCGGTAGTAATAATATTGAGATCATAACCAATTCAGTCTTTGGGGTTACATCAACTCTAGATGGTTTAAGCAATAAGATAAATATTGAAAATACCATAATGGGTGACACTGCCGCTAATAAGATAGTTATCGGCACTGGTACTACAGCTCAAACGGCAAACTACAGCCCTGCCGCCACGCTTGAAATCAAACCCAAAGAAACTACAGACACTGCGCTGATTGTTCACTCTTCTGGCCTATCAAATGTACTCAGTGTATCTGGTAGTAATGTATCTGTTTCTGGAAGGTTGCTTGGTCCAATTTCTGCACCGGTTCTTCAAGATACTAACGCCACTGTTAACGTAGCTTTAAGTTCTGGCAATTATCATGAAGTAGAATTAGCCGCTGCTGTCACTAAAGTTATATTTAAAGAAGGTGTTGTTGGACAAAGATTCATGGTTAGATTTGCTCAACCCGCTGGAGCAAACTATACAATAGCTTGGACTAATGTAGATGTTGATGAAGGTGGAACCGGTGGAACTGTTAGTTGGGCAGCAGGAGGAACCGCACCGACTATGACTGCCACAAATGGTAAAGCAGATACCTATGGATTTATTCAAAGAAGCGCTACTACTTTTGATGGATTTGTAGTTGGACAGAATATTTAGGAGAAAATATGGAACTTATTGTAAAGACAAAAGCTACTGGATCAGATCAGGACGAAAGCACTTATCAAGATGGAGATATTATAGAAACATTTACAGATTTAACAATATCAAACCGCCATGTACAAACAATTTGTCATCCCAAAAATTTTCCATTAAATACTTTTGGGTTAAGAGATAGAAATACTTTGCTTGAGAAATATATGGCGGCGGTAAGTGAGTTTCAATTTACTAGATTAAATAGTAATGATGTTCAAAGGTTGAATCTTATTACCGGCGATGTAGACGTGGTAAATACTATTCCAAATGCTAATAATGAATATATTTATGTCGATAAGTTTTTAGGTGACCGTGTAAAAAGCCCTAGGCATAGAATCTTTGGCACGTCACATGGTAATGAGGTTTGGTATACGGGACATAGAAAATTTACACATGAAGTTTGTGATACTGTTTGGAATCATGTTGAAACTCATACAGATAATTTAAAAAGTAATCACGAACATTGGCCCTTTACAGAAACGGAAAAGCGTCATTTTTTAGCTTTAAATTGTTGTGGATATAAATTTGACAGAGCAACGTGGAGCGGTGGCTGTTGTGAGGTGTCATGTGGTACTTGTTCCGAAAGAAAAGCTACCGTGATAAGACAGCAGGTGTTTGAAGAAGATCCTGTTTTAGTGGATGGTGAACCGAATTATGAAGAAATTATAGTTGCTAAACGGCAGTGGAGAGTTCCTTATTGGGACTTAACAAGCACATTAAATCTTGATGTAGACGATGTTAGAAATGAGAATAAGGAATTAGACGTTAGAGTAGATGGACCACTGGAAAATCGTAGTAAGATGGATGATATTAACGTAGATAAAGTGGCAGAAGGGATCGTGAGTGTATAATGGCGACTGTAACTAAAAGTATTGGTGCTACTGGTAGAGACTATTCTACACTTACGGCGTGGGAAGCCGACTTGGATAATGATACACCGTATGATGCCGGTGACGATGCAGTCGGTGAGTGCTATGACGATGCTGATTTTGACATGCAAAACGATTTCACATTAGACGGAGGAGCAACTTTAGGGTTGGCAAGCGTTAAGCTAACAGTAGCCGAAGGTGAAAGACATGATGGAACTGCTGGTACAGGAGTAAGGATTTATACATCAACAACTACCGCGTATAGATTTGTGCCTAATCCTATAAACACAACAAAATATTCATTAATTATAGAGTGGTTAGAATTAGATGGAAGTGATGAGGGTAGTGGCTCTCAGCTTATAACTGGTAACTCTCAGAGTACTAGTACTCGGGTAACTCTTTTAAGAAACTGTATTCTACACAACGTAGAAACGAGATGGCTTAACTCAACCTCCAGAGAGATTAGATGCCAAAATAATATATTTTATAGTTGTGGTATTAATAAAAATTCCTACCAAACCATTGGAATATATTTACGAAACCATTATAGCGGCGGTGGATTTTATAATAATACTATGCATTATATTAGAAGCGGCAGCACAAACGCTAGTGCTAAACTTCAAACATTTTATAGCTCCGTAAACTTTACTTATACCAGAATAATTAATAATCTAGCAACTGGCTTTGATCTTCCAAATACTAGTAGTACAAACAAATATGGATTTTATTCCGGTGCGAGTAAAACACCATTTGATAATACAGACCGATATAAAAATAATGCTGACGAAACTGAGTCTGCGATTACATATATGTTAGATGGTACTGTGGGATCTTCTGCTTGTATTACAGGAGTTACTCCAGCAAATATATATAATAGCACTACATATGGGTCAGAAGACTTACGTTTAAAAGATAATACAGAGATACTAGGTTCTGGATCAGATCAGGGAACCAGTAATAATTTAAGTATAGATATAGAAGGTTATGATAGAGACGACGCTTCAGCTTGGGATATTGGAGCTGATCAGTTTGTGGCAGATACTACCGTAGGCGCCTCATTCGCAATGTTTGTAGATTAAAGGTAATATTA